AATTAAGGAATATGAAGATAGCAATCTTCATCAAGCTCCTACTCCTCCGACTTCGGGGGTATCAACTTCAATTGCATAAAATTATGAATAACACGATAACCATAGATTCTGCTCGTAATATCCCAATAGGTGAGTTATCCGAGCTACCAATAGCAACTTTAGTTTCTTTGCAAAGAGATGCTAATGATCATCTTGATAAAGCCAAGAGATTAAAAGATTGGCTAGATTCTGCCATATCTCTGAAATATCAAAATAAAGCGACTCAAACCAGAGAATTTCAAGATAAAGTAACTGGCACAATCCATTTTAATGATGGCAATTTTAAGGTTACTTCAATTATCGCCAAAAAAGTTGATTGGAATCAATCAAAACTTAAAGAGGCAATTTCTCAAATCAAGGAACATGGTGATAACCCTTATGAATATGTCACCATCGCTTACAAGCTTTCTGAAGCCAAATTCAACGCTTGGCCAGAATATATCAAGAAGTTCTTTAGACCTGCCAGAATACTAAAAACAAGTAAGGAAAGCTTCAAGATTGAAGAAATTAAGGAGGTTTGCCATGAATAAAAAATCACAAAGAGCTCCTCTCAATATCAGATTTGGTAGATATGTTTATTTATCGGAGAACAGCAACTGCTGGGAATGGCGAGGAGCAAAAAATGAGCATGGATATGGTGTTATCGGAAAAGGAGGCAGAGGATCTGGTCTAGCTAAGGCTCATCGAGTTTCTTATCAGATTTTCTACAACACAAAACTTACTTCGAGAGAGTGCGTATGTCATTCCTGTGACAATCCAGAATGCACAAATCCTGATCATCTATTTTTAGGAAGTCAGAAAGAAAATCTAAAAGACATGTTTGCTAAAGGTAGAAATAGCAAGCCACCAGTCCGTTTGGGTGAATTAAACAACAAGTCCAAATTAACAGAAGAAGCTGTAACTAGGATAAGGGAATTATCTCTTTTGGGTCAATCATCCCGGATAATAGCAAGTCAATTCTTTGTCGCTCACTCAACAATTTTATCAATTATTAACCGTAAATCATGGAGACACGTATGAACAAATTACCTATTATTAGCGCCGATGAGCGCATGAAGGAAACTAGAGGAATTAAGGGATGCATCTTCGGCCCAGCCGGAGTTGGGAAAACCTCTCTTTTATGGACTCTTGATCCAAAAACTACTCTTTTCTTTGATCTTGAGGCTGGAGATCTAGCTGTTGAAGGATGGCCTGGCGATACAATCCGCCCTAAAACTTGGGAAGAATGTTGTGATTTTGCAGTCTTTATTGGAGGGCCAAATCCATCTCTTCGTCCTGAGCAGAAATTCTCATCTGCACATTTTGATTCAGTTTGTCAGAAGTTTGGCAATCCAAAATCTCTAGATAAATACGAGACCATCTTCATCGATTCTATCACTGTCGCTGGTCGTCTTTGCTTTCAATATGCAATGGGTCAACCAGAGGCAATATCTGATAAATCAGGAAAGCCTGACACCAGGGGAGCTTATGGTTTGCATGGGAGAGAAATGATCAATTGGCTCACCCATCTTCAACATACCAGAGCCAAGAATATTTGGTTTGTAGGTATTTTAGATCAAAAGCTCGATGACTTCAATCGCAAGATTTACTCCCCTCAAATTGAAGGATCAAAAACCGGTCTAGAACTTCCGGGCATTGTTGATCAAGTCATCACTATGGCCGAGGTCAAACAGGATGATGGCCAAGGGGAAGACAGTTCCTATCGAGCATTCATCTGCCAAACACTCAATCCCTTTTCCTATCCAGCAAAAGACAGATCAAGGCGATTAAACGTAATTGAAGAGCCTCATTTAGGCAAGCTAATGACAAAGATTAAGTCAGAAGCAAAGCCTATCGGTGAGCATCTCCAATATTCAAATTTTAACAATAATAACTCAAATAAAGGTAAATAACTATGTGGAACGATTTTAACAATTCAGACAATCAAGCATCTTACGATTTAATTCCAAATAACACTCTAACAAAAGTTAGAATGCAAATCAGACCAGGCGGTCATGATGATTCTAATCAAGGATGGAGTGGTGGATACGCAACCAAAAACCAAAATACAGGATCAATCTATCTTTCTTGTGAATTTGTGGTTTTAGAAGGTGATTTTGCTAGAAGAAAAATATGGAGCCTAATTGGTCTTCATAGTGAGAAAGGCCCTGAGTGGGCAAATATTGGTAGATCTTTTGTAAAAGCTATCCTCAATTCTGCAAGAGGTGTAGCTGAATCTGATAATTCAGAAAAAGCTCAAAATGCCAGACGCATAAATGGTCTAAAAGATTTAGATGGCATTGAGTTTGTTGCCAAAGTCTCTGTTGGTAAAGATCAAAATGGTGATGGCAAGAATGAGATCAAATTCGCCATAACTCCTGATCATAAGGATTATGCTAAATTGATGGGAAATATTTCTATCCCTCAGCAAGCATCCAATGCGCAGCCACAAGCCGCATCAAATAATCGTCCAGCTTGGGCTCAGTAATCAAATAAATTAAGGGTAATTTAAAATGATACTGAGACCAAGACAGCAAGAATTTGCAAATAAGAGTGTTGCCGCCCTAAAAGAGCATGGCAACACTCTGGGCATAGCTCCAACAGGCGCAGGCAAAACACTCATTTTGTCCAAAGTCACCGGAGGGATAATTCAAAAAAAGCAAAAAGCTCTAATTCTTGCCCATCGTGATGAGTTAACTTCTCAAAACAGGGATAAATTTCTTAAAATTAATCCCAAATTTTCTACATCAATTTTTGATGCTAAAGAGAAGTCATTTGCTGGTCAGGCTGTTTTTGCCATGGTGCAAACTTTATGCAGACAAAGCAGCTTGAACCAAATTCCTAAAATTGATTTTTTAGTAATTGATGAGGCGCATCACTGCACCTCTGATTCTTACCTTCGAATTATAAATCAGGTCAAAAAGATAAATCCCAAGCTTCTAATTTATGGTGTAACTGCAACTCCAAATAGAAGTGATAAGAAGAATCTATCTGGCGTCTTTTCTAATGTTGTTGATCAAATCAGAATATCAGAATTAATTGCATCAGGTCATTTAGTGCCACCCAAAACCTATATTATTGATGTTGACACGCAAAGAGATTTGGGAGCGGTCAAAAAAACTGCTGGCGATTTTGATATGAAGGAAGTTGAGGAGATTATGAATAAATCTCCGATCACTCAGGAGGTTTTCAATAAATGGCAAAAATATGCAAGTAACAGAAAAACAGTAATTTTCTGCTCCACTATTAAGCACGCAATTTCAGTTGCAGAAATTTTTAACAATAATGGCGTCAAAACAGTTTTAATTCACGGTAATTTAACTGATTTAGAGAGGAAAAATACTCTTGCTGAATATGAGCAAGGTGACGCAAAAGTAATCGTAAATGTAGCGGTTCTAACTGAAGGCTGGGATTATCAACCAACCTCCTGCGTTGTTTTGCTTCGTCCCTCATCATTTAAATCTACTATGATTCAAATGATTGGTAGAGGGCTTCGCGTAGTATGTCCCGATCTTTATCCCGATATCACCAAGGATGATTGTGTAATTTTAGATTTTGGAACTTCAAGCCTAACTCACGGATGTTTAGAGGTTGATGCAAATTTAGAAAACACCAAAAAGTCAGAAAATAAAAAACCGTCAAATTCACAAAAAAACTGCTTTGAGTGTAATGCTCTAATTCCCAGTTCTTCAAAAGAATGCCCTTTATGTGGTGCTGATCTTCATATTTTAGAACAAGAAGAGGTAAAAGAAGAGTTAGTGGACTTTGAGATGACAGAAATTGACCTACTTACCAAAAGATCAAATTTTAGGTGGTGCGACTTATTTGATGATGAATCTTCCTTTATGGCCTGTGGCTTTAATGCCTTTGCAGGAGCTTTTCTACTAAATGATAATTGGCACGCAATTGGTGGCAGTGAATTTCTAGGAATCAAATTATTAGCACATGGCTCAAAGCAAATATGTCTCGCTGCAGCAGATGACTTCCTCAATGAAAATGAAACTTATGAGAACGCTTACAAATCCAAAAAATGGCTCAATGAAGCAGCATCAATAAAACAGATCAATCTTCTACCTCATAAATACCGAAGCGATTTTGGCATCACCAAATATAAGGCAGCCAATCTCCTTAAATTCCATTTTAACAAAACAGTGATCAAGAACCTGCTACTGGGAGGTGCGCCATGAAAGTCTGTCAAATATGTAAAAGAGAAGCAGGAGGATTTGGATTTATTCCTACTCCCCTTCGAGCAGGAGATCCGAGGAATCAGAGATACAGGAAATATTTTTGCTCCCGTAACTGCCAAGAAATTTTTAGTAACCATTTTAAAGAAAAAACAATGATCGATTTAACAAAAGCAGAAAAAGACTCAATCGAATACGCATTAAAGCCACTCGGTGAATATGTGGCAGAAATTGGCATAAGCAGACCTTTAGCTGATTATTCAAGGGAAGAAGTTCTTTGCCTGATTGAAGTGGCTGTCACCGCCTATCAAGAATCTATGCAACAAAAAGAAGCTGATTCAGAGGAGAATTTGCCATGCTAGATTTTAACCATAGACCAAAATTATCGGAAGAGATATCAGCTCTAATTAACAAGGCGCTCACAAAAGAAAATGAGCAACAAACCCCAAGGGATTATCTTGGCGCATCTCGTCTTGGAGTTAGTTGCAATAGAGCTTTGCAGTTCGAATATACCAAAACTCCAAAAGATGAAGGTCAGAATTTTTCTGGCAAAATTTTAAGGATATTTCAGGCGGGGCATGTTTTTGAAGAGCTGGCAATAAAATGGTTAAGAGATGCTGGATTTGAGTTAGTCACCAATAAACCAAATGGCGATCAATTTGGCTTCTCTATAGTTGGCGGAAAGATCAAGGGTCATATTGATGGCGTAATTACATCAGCTCCAAATGAGTTAAACCTAAAATTCCCAATGCTCTGGGAATGTAAATCCCTCAATAATAAGTCTTGGAACGACACCGTCAAAAAAGGATTAGTAATTTCAAAGCCAATCTATGCGGCGCAAATTGCCATCTACCAAGCTTACATGGAAAGCTCTATCCCTGATATTTCTAAAAATCCTGCTCTTTTTACCGCTATTAATAAGGATACAGCAGAAATTCATTTTGAACTAATCCCCTTCGATAAATCCTTAGCTCAAAGCCTAAGCGATAAAGCGGTCAAAATTCTAACGGCGACTGAGGCAGGAGAATTACTGCCCCGAATTTCAAGTGATTCTTCCTATTTTGAATGCCGATTTTGCCCATGGAGTGAGCGTTGTTTTAATCTCAAATTTTAAATGAATATGAATGATTTTTTAGATTTTAACAGCGCCAATAATCAATATTCTACTTCAGAAAAACTTGATACTGATGACATTAGAAATGATCTGCTTAGCAGAATAGATGAAGCTCTAAATTATCTACTGCCCCAAGGATATGTTCAAAATAACTGTTTTTATATTGGTGATACAGAGGGTAATAAAGGCAAAAGTCTAGTTGTTCAGTTGCAAGGAGATAAGCAAGGAAGCTGGTTTGATTTTGCTACTAATCAAGGCGGTGATCTTTTTAATCTATGGGCTGAGGTCAGAGGCTATGGCAAAAATGAATTTCCCAAACTTTTAACTGAAATTAATGAGTGGTTAGGAAATAATCCAGTTAATGCAAAAAATGCATTAACTACCGAGAAAAGCTCGGTAGTTCAAAAACTCCCACCAATGGATATTCTTGGCAAACCATCTGCCGAGTGGAATTATCTTGATCGAAATAACCGACTCCTTGCTGTTGTTTATCGCTACGATAATGATCAAGGTAAACAATTTAGAATTTGGGATATAAAATCAAGAAAAGCAAAAGCACCAGATATCAGACCGCTTTATAATATTCCAGGAATTGCAACTTCTAAAAAAATAATCCTCGTTGAAGGAGAAAAAACAGCAGATGCCTTAATTAAAAATGGCTTTACTGCAACAACCGCAATGTTTGGTGCAAATGCTCCAATTGAAAAAACTGACTGGTCACCACTTCAAGGCAAAGAATTAATCATCTGGCCAGATAATGATGAGGCAGGAATTAGCTATGCAGAAAGATTATCTAAGCATCTAACAAATATCTGCTCCTTCATTTCAGTTTTAAGCCCTCCTGATGACAAAAAAGATAAATGGGATGCTTTTGACGCTGTTGCAGAAAAATTTGATATTAGAAGCTTCCTAAATACTGCAAAAAGTTCTGACCCAAAATTACCAAGCTTCACCATATCAGAGTTTCTAAACGATGAAACTCCAATGCCAGAAGATTTGATCTCACCAAGATTATTAACCCCAGGCGGACTTCTTCTAATTGGAGGTGCTCCTAAAGTTGGAAAGAGTGATTTTTTAATAAATTTCTTAATCCATATGGCGGCAGGAGAATCTTTTCTTGGATTAAAACCACCAAGACCTCTTCGCATATTTTATCTGCAAGCAGAGATTGGTTATCATTATATGAGGGAGCGAATCAAGAAGCTAAAAGTTTCAAAAGAAACGATTGCCAAAGCATCTGATAATCTGGTATCCACTACCAATATTCAGATGATCCTAAATGATAATGGCGTTGATACTGTTTATAAAACCATCGCTCATAACTTCCCTAATCAAAAGATAGATATTTTATGCATTGATCCAATCAGAAATCTTTTTGACGGAGGAGCTCCAGGCTCCAGCGAAAATGACAATAACGCCATGTTGTTTTTCCTACAAAATAGGATTGAAAAACTCAGATCAATGCTCAACCCAGATATGGGCATCATCCTTTGTCATCATACCAAAAAGATTAAAAAGAAAGAAGTTGAAGAAGATCCGTTTCAAGCATTTTCTGGTGCTGGGAGTTTAAGAAGCTTCTATTCAAGCGGACTTATTCTTCATCGTCCTGATGAATTAGATTCAAGGATTCATCTATATTTTGAGCTTCGTAATGGTTCATCAATTCCACGCAAAATAATTGAGAAAGAAGATAATAAATGGGTTGAGCTAAATCCAT